TCGGTTATGCCACGCTTGCATTCGGTGCATTGTTGCGGGTGTAGTTGTATAGCCATCATTTGTCCTCCTTGTAGTTCCAGGAGCCGAACACGTTTGGTATCGCATCTCCCTGGTGGTCGACCTTCGGTTCACAAGCAGCCATGAACCGTCCCCGGTCGAAGTTGTTGTTGGTGCCGTAAAGTTGATTGGCGAACGCCTCGGCGGTGGCTTTGCCTCTGGTTGGGTCGTGAACGTACGGGCTTGGTCCGTCAATCTCGCTCTGGGTTACGACCATGAGTTGCCCTTCGGCAGTTTCACGGATGATGTCCGCTATGAATTGGAAGTGGCAGCGGGTCATTTTCGGATACTTCATGAGTAGTCCTCCTGGTAGTAGTACCGATTCGTGAACCAGTCGAGCCCAGGGTACTGCCAGGTTCGGTAGTTGTGTGTTATCCAGTAGCAGAACGCTTTCATTCTTGCCACCAGTTTGGATTCTCTCCTGCCCAGACCGCAAACCGTTCCTTCTCGGCGTTTGCTGCGTTCCTGGACTCCTGGACGATTTCGGTCCAGGACCGCTTCGGTTCGCTGCTTACCTGGGCACGCTTGACTCTTGCAAGGTCCCGTGGGTAGGGCAGTTGTTTCTGTTGGTAGGTTGCTTGGCTCATTTGTCCTCCTGTTTGATGCGTGCTATCTCGTGGACCACCTGGGCTGTCATTTGCTCGACAGTCGTAGCGGTCGTTGGAATGAATCCACGGTGCGGGTGGCAGTAGACGAAGGTCATCGCCGGCTCTTTGATATCCGGGACCAGGTTGTAGTCATAGCAGCACTCGTTGTATCTGTACTGTGTTGACTGTATCCGGTTCAGTTCTGCTACTGCATACTCGAAGTGTTTCATATCGTTGCTCATTGGCTTGGCTCCTGGTTGGGGTTGTTGTTTCGTTCCTGTCACGGCTACATGATAGCATATCGGCTATTGATATGGGGCATGGTTAGTATTATATTTATATAATGTTAGATATGGTAAGTGTAACTCACTGTGTACCATGTACTTACGGCAATAAAAAAAACTTTATTTTGTTTGTATTCGTCCTGGTATTTGCGTCCTGGCTGCACGGTTCCGCTTCGAGATATTCAAAAAAGCAGATAGTCCGGGTACATCGGTGCAGACATTTGTAGACCAGGCATTTCACCAGGCAGGTCACGCAGCCGGTGGTCCTGGCATGGTCCCATAACAAACGTTATGTAAAATTGCCTCGCATGAATTGCTTGCGTGCCTGTTATCGGACGTTCGAAGGGGGGGAAGGGGGGCTTCGCCGGCGGCTAGCTATAATAAGAGGGCAACACAAGTTTCCGCAATGTAACATTTACCCCTCATTTTTTGCGAGAAATTAGCCGTACATAGATATCGACCAAGGAATAATATAATAAGAGTGATCTAGCAGTCAAATAGATCCATTGGTACAGGGAGTGGTTGGTTGGGATAGAAGTCTATCATGAAGATAACTCTTGATATTTTCTTCGAAGTATTCCAGCCAGAGTAGTGCAGAGACTCATCAAAGATAGAAACTCCACCTTCAATCCATGGGCACAGAATCCCATCAACTATCATGCCGCACTTCTCAGGAACAATAAGCCCCATGTGAAGTCGCAGTGTTTTTTCTGATCTGGAATTACTTGGGGTGTTTGACTGAGGGTTCAGTGTGACAAAAGCAGCTTGCCAGATATTCGGCACCATTTCAAGCAGCGAAGTTGTGACCGGGCAGAGTGCACAATTTGATTGCACCCTTTCTTTATCATAATACAAAGCAAAGATCTCTCCACCCTCTGCATACAGCTCATCTGTCTCTATTAAAGATTCTTCGTATATGGGCTCGTATTCAGCCCGTATAGCCATCCAATTTGCAGCCATGTCTTGAGCCCATTCAAAGTCTTCGACATCGTAGAAAGCCATCCTGGAGCTCCTATAACCTTGCCATCATTCGTTTACCAAAACCCCTTGTTCTTGATAATGTTGGTTGCCCATAAGAGATTCTCATGTACGGTTTATCGGATTCACCATGGTCTGGCATTCGAAGTAAGTTGCCAGCAACCTGGTCTTCGTCAACAGCTTCTAATGAGAAGCCAATTTTTGAATAATTGAGTCCATAGTCATCGTTTTCATAATCTCGAATTAAATCTCGAAGGGCACTTTTTAAGCTCATGCTGTGCCAACCTGTATTACTACCCAATTTTTGTTTGCTTGTCACGTGCCCATTATTTGGCGAAGACCCATGCCAAGTCAAACTATGGTGTCTGCCAAACTTTGTCCAGTTAAAGAATCCCATTTCCCAGTCTTTAACCGGGTCAGCTACTGCGGCTGACCTAATTTGGTATGAATGAGGCGTTGTGCTTTCGGCATCGGATATCATAAAATACAACCTGGCGTTTCTGATCCACTTACGTGTGCCTATTTCAAGACCATTTGCCTCACCTAGCTTCCAATTATTAGTACCAGCCCCTAATCCTGATTTGGTCATAAAGACAACCCTGTAAGCATCGCTTCCTTCTCCATGGAGTTTTTCTTTGCCACCTAAAGAACCAGCTTGAAAATAACTAGTCAATGGGGTTGCTTCACTCGTAGTGCATGTATTCAAGTCATTTGTTAATTTTTTTGTTGGCATTATCTTCTCCTGCTATTCCAATTTGGTTTTCTCATTGACATACCAAAAGCCCGGTAATGATCTTCTAGTTGTTTTTCTAATAATTCAGCTTTACGCTTATTTGCACTCACTTCTGGATCTAGGTTCATAACATCCAGCCATTGTGCACAGCATGATGCCAGGGCATCAATTTCATCGTCATGTTTCAGACATTTTCTTTCCCTGGTAACCATGGTCCACTGTTTTTGCAGATCCTGGTTATTAGCAACATCTGGGTGCCACACCATTCTGTGGCTGTTAGCCAGCGGTTCTAATGTTGATATTATCCGCATTTCTTTTTGACCAACTGCCCGGATATTTTCAAGTCCACACCTCCACCCATCTGGGTGTTCCGGTGATTCGTCTGGCTCTAAAAAGCCGGCTTGCAACACAGGTTCTAGTAGTGCTGTGAACATAGATGAACCGAAGTTATCTTCCACGAAAATGCGGTCAACTTTGTGCAACATAGCGTGATAGACAATTACTTCGAGAGTCTGCTGCTGATAACCACCCTCTAAACCTTTAACGCATTTAACATGTAAAAACCCATTAACATGGCTTACAATAGCGATTGCTGTTTTATCTGCCCCCTTACCACTTGGATCTACAAACATGTATGTCCCGGTATACTTTTCCCACTGTTTATCAAACATGATGGGGTGATAGAACGAATCATTCCCAAAACCAAGTGATGGAATATCCTCAACTTTAGTGGATCCACCGTGATCATTTCTTTTGCCCCAGGCGATTGTTGCTGGTGCAGCATCTCGCTGGACCGGGAACACAATCAAGTCACTCAATTTTAGTGGATACCGAAGCTCATCACCAAACGTCTTGAGCATTTGGTATTGCATTCCATAAGTGGACCGACCTTCTGAAGCTTCTCGCTCCATCAATTCTTCCAGGTCAAACCGAACCTCCCAAACACTGTCGCCAGGTTTAGCTGTCCCATTGTCCAGGGCTTCTTGCAGCTCTGGTGCCAGGTCGTCTGGAGCTTCCCAATCTCCGCCAGGATATTGGGCTGTCCAGGATCTGAACGCATAGCCGGCTTCATCTGCTAAAGCTGTATACAAGCTTTCAGGATGGTGATTCGTTCCCAGGAAGATAACATCTCCACCAGGGATGATGATGTTGTCATACTCTTTAACTTCTTCTCGAAGCCGTGTTCTCATGTCCAGGGTCAATGTAGTTTGGTTCGTTTCAACGTCATCAGAAATAATACATGTTGAACGTGTACCAGTAAGCTGTCCCGTGATCGAAGCTGCTGTGAATGATGGTGTCCGGTCACTTGGAGCTTGTTTGATATCAAAAGCCAGGGCTGAATCACGCTGACCAGCATGCCGGTCTGGGCTCATGTGCTGGAGAAATGGTACTACCTTGATCCACTTTCTTGCCATGTATAACGAGTCTTTACTATGACGTTCTGATTTACTGACCAGGAGAATCCTGTCGTTTGGTTCTCTGAACAAACGCCACAGGCAATACGCCAGGGTTACCCAAGTCTTCGCAGCACCACGGAATGCCCGAACCCCTCGTCTTCGAGGACCGTATTGCAACCAATTCGCAATTTGCGATTGGTGGGGTGCAGGGGTAGGAAGGTTCACTGCCAGCCAAAGCTGGTCCAGGAAGAATGAAAAGTCTGAAGCTAGGTGCTTAACAAACTCCTCAATCTGTTCTGTGGAACTCGTATCGGAAGTCGTCTTTAGCTCTTGCGTAGAATCTAAGCCACCATCCGCCCATTGGCTTGGGTGGTCCCCCTCTTTCGATATGCCATCCTGCTGTTCCATCTGCGTATTCATCCTTGTATGTTGCCATTTTAATATGGGTTTGTT